GTTATCAACTATATTATATTAATTAGGACCTATTCTAGTATTACATTAAGATGGAACTTTAACAGCTAGAGATCTAGGAATTAACTCTTTAGATAATTAATATAAATTAAAAACTGATATTGGTGTATATATATCATATTTCTATATGTGATCAATAATTATACTCACATCACTTTGATACTAAAGCATAGTCTTAGCAAATAACTAGCCTTACTCTGGCAACGCATATTCATTTTTTATACTATGTAACCATGGGTTTTGATAACCTGGTTTGTCATCATATTTCATATTGCTCAATTTCCAAGGTAAACTCAGTTAATTAAACATAACTTAACACATATCTTATATTAAAGGAGAGTATTTAAACTCAGCATTAAGTGAACCTAATCTCTAACCAAATAAAACTCTGCTAGCAAAAGAATTCCTTATACCTTTATTTTCACATGTTAATCCTATCTTATGTAATGCTAATCCTAAAGGTTTATAAGAAATAGCAATTCCATTTTCAACAACCATACGCTACTAACAAAATTCAGCCTAATTCCAGTCTTCATAAAATTTGACTTTAGCATCTATACCCAATTTTTTTATAATTAACGGTATCATATGTATTTTCTTTGGGTCAGACCACGTAGACAATGAATCATCACCTTCTATAATTGCTCGCCAATCCATACCTAATTTATAAGCAACAAAAGCCATTATATATCTATTGATTATAGCATTACCGGTCGAAGTCATCAACTCACCTGATTTGCGTTTAATATCACATATGTATTCTATTCCACAAAACTTTGATTTCAAACAGCCTATATTATTGTTTAATCTTTTCCAAACTTCATAATTTTATGGTGAAACTTTTTTAAATATTAACTCCTCTATATCATGAAAGAATGATTACTAAGAAGCATCAAATGAGCTGTAATCTATTTCAACAATAGACTTGTATATTTTAAGCTAATCATAAATTTTTTAAGGTATATCTTTAGGATTCATCTCTTTTATGAACTCAGGAAACTTGTTAATTTATTCTTTAATTAACTTGTACAAAACATACTATCTGTTTCTTAATGCATTACTAACTGCCTAAATTATTCTAGCAACTTAAACAGTTCCAAGTTAAACCTCTGTCTTTAAAAATATATTAGCAATAGCATCAAATGTTGCTTATTCTTCTAAATCTAAATCCTCTCTCAAATATTATTCTTTTGTTGATGATTTTTAATTCGTACCTTTTATATACTCTCTTGTTTAATCACACCAATCTTTTAAAAAGTCTCCATCCCTCTCATCTCTAAAAAATTCTTTATCTATTTATTCTTTACAAAAACCCATAAATTCATTTCTAATATTATTATCAACGTCTGATTAAGTTTAAACAGCACGATGTTAAATTGCTTTCAATAAAGAATGAGGACATCTTTTATGAACTGTTTGTTAAATATCACTAATCCTAAAACCACATTAATGAACATAACTTTTAACATTTTAACATTTATTATGTTCTTCTTTTATTTCATTTAATCTAGCTTTTATTAATTTTAAATGATTAGTCTCAACAAAAGGTCCATCAAATCCAGTACAAGTTTTAGTCATTCTTTCATGAATTTCACCAGGTTTCGTTTTCTTTGAATCAGGTATATATTGACTCCATTCTGATTTCTAAAATTAAGCCTAAATATTTGTTGACTATAACGCAATTTTAGATTTAAAATCAAGTTATTTACCGTTAAATAAATGTTATCTAATAACAAAGTTAGATCCTGGTATAGTTTAATTTTTGTGATAAGTATTTTATAAAAATGGATGTGTTTCTATAACATTTCTTATAAACTTCAAATCACCTTTATTTTCTCTCAAT